TTTGTTGTTTTCACATAGTAACGGCATACCATAAAACACGCAAGCCATTAAAACATCTTCAAAAAATATTTCTGCTGTTTGTGGTCTAGCTACATATTCTAAAAAAAATGTATTGCTAGGTGCTTTATCCATATTAAATTTTGTCATACCGTGTAATGCTCCGTTCGAACCTTTACCCCCAACAGTACCAGATATATCATAACTATCACAACCAAACGAACCTATATGTTCATTGCCAGGATATTTTACATTATTTTTTGTAATTACTTTATTTCGTAAATTAACTTCAGGTATCCAGGATAAATAAAACCTACCATTTTTATTAGGGTTAAATATTACTTCTGTATCTTTTACTCCATTTTTCCAACTAAAGTTTCCTCTAGAAACGTGTTGCTCCATTATCAAAGAATCATTATAATCTATTTGCTGGTAAATTTTAGTTAAGTTAAAAAGTGATTGATTGCTTTCATCTCGGAATGCGTGAGATTCTGTTCTTGGAAACTGTCTGTAAAACTCGTTCAATGCATTAGAATCTTGTTTTAATGAATCGACTTCATTTTGCCAGTAATTAATTGCACCTATATTTATATACTCATCATCTATTCCTAAAACAGATTCGTCTTTAGTATTAAGAACAGGCATACCATATTTGTCGATAAACCCTTCCATATTCCACTCCATAGGAATAAACAAACTATATAATCCGCTTTTTGTTTGACCGTTTGCGTTTCGTTTTGTTATATCTGAATCTTCATAAAGTTTTTTAAAACTACTACCCCCTTTGTTTAAAGCATTAGAAGTAGAACCCATCATACATTTTCCGATTATTTTTCTACCTAATCTTAAACAAGTTTTTGTTACTCTCCAGTTATTTAATATGTCATTAGGCTTTATCCATTTACCACTTTCATCGTGAACTAACAATAATAACTTTTCCCCATCATAAGAGTTGTCGTCTGTGTTTTTCCAGTCGATAGTTGTGTCAAGACCATCCATTTCAAAATCATCTTGCAAGTGCATATTCTTTTTTGTAATCTTAGACGCAGGCACTCTAAATGCAAGTTCTGTTTTAGGTTTATCCATACCGTCTTGAATAGGTTTAAAAAAGAATGGATAATTGTTTGTTATAGGAACTACTTTGTCAGTAAACATTTTTTTTGCATCGGCACCAGTTTTAGAAAGTATGCCGATTCTAGAATCTTTAGATATGGTAGCTATATTAGCACATTCTTCTGACCCCATAAACGAAAAACCTGAACGTCTTATTTTTAAATAACAAATACCAAAACTTCTTTTGTCGGCTTTACACGCTTCCCAATAAATGTAAAACAATCGGTTTGCTTCTCTAAAATCTGGAAAACCTACATCAATTTTAGTCCATTGTAAATACATATAGTGTGAGCCTGTTATGTATGTATGCTTACCGTTATTCCAAAACCAATGACCTTTTTCTCTTCTTTCAAATTCTTCCTCTATGTAGTCAATCCACATATTTTTAAATGCAGCAGGCATTTCATTCCAGACAAAAATACTTGGTATTTTAGCTAAAGCTTTGGGATATTCTGGCCTAGACCAATATTGTTCTGATTTGTTTTTTGGTCGTTTACGACCAATTTCAGGAGAAAGAGGTAATGCAATTACTAATCCACTAATGCTAATAATTTCTCCAATTTGACCAGTTTTAGATATAACTATAACATCGTATTTTTCATTATATCCATACAACCAAGTACGTGCTTTATTTTTTTTTGTTAAAACACTTTTTGGAATAACATCAGTTAATTCTAAATATAAATTATTTTGAGTTTCTTTCTGCAAAGCCTTGTTTTGTATCAGTTCTTAAAATTCCTTTTTCAGCTAACTCCATAGCTTCTTTCTCTTGTTGAATTCTGTTTAAAATTTCAAACGCATCAAATACTGCTAGTTTTTTTGTTGCTGCTGCATTTTTAAGTCTGTCTGCTGATAAATCATCTTCAGGGTCGTGTTTAATTATTTTTTCCCCTGCAACTTTAATTAGTTCATTCACTGCTTTCTGACCCGCTGCTATAATTTTTAATTTTATGCTTTTGGTATCTATCTTTGTTTCGATTATATTTGATTTTAGGTTTAAATTCTTTTTCAAAGTTGTTGTTTTTGTTTTTTCTTATTCGCCTCATTGCCACACTCCTGTTATGCTTTGCGACATAATTCTATATAATTTTTCTCCGTCTACCTCAAATTCATATTCAGTATCAGGCTTGTAACAAACTTTATCACCTACATTTACTCCCAAGTCTTTTAATTCTTTGTTGACATATTTCATAGTCCCCATCAATGGTTCGTATTTAGTGTCTTTATAAATTATTGACTCTTGTTTTTCCAGAGGTTTTACAAAGCAATATTTACTGTGCGACTTCCACTGGTTGTTATGTTTGTATAAAAAAAACTGGTCTTCATCTACAAAAAAAATATTGTCTTTTAAAAAACTTCTTCCGCTTCTTTGTCTGCCCTTCATATCATAATAATATTTAAATACATTATGATGAACCAACAAAGTATCACCTATCTGAACATCCCCTTTATAGTTCTTAGGAACATTCACAACAACTCCTTCTCTATTAGAAAACCTATGGTCTTCTTGAGAGGTGTTTGTAATAATTTCAGTACCAGCTATTGATTTTGTATTATTATATCTACGATTCTTCTTTGGAGTAATAATAAAGTCAAACAAAGATTGCATTAGAAATTTATATTATATTCAACCGATACAGGCATTGTATTTGAAAAAGATTTCCATAAAACAATTTTATCTTCTTGAATAATATAAATAAGATAATTAGATGTTTTAGTACACCATTTAATCAAATGTATTTTATAATTATTATTTAATACAAATTGACCAACTAAATAATGCATAGCACCTGATTTATAGTCAGGCCCTATTGAAAGTTTTCTTATATCCATTTAATTAGAATGAAGTTCCTACGTCTAACACTCTATACATTACGTCTAAATATAAGGTGCCATTTCCTTGTGTCGGGTTACCCGTCAAAGCTTGCAAATTTAACCCTGCACCTTTTGCAATAAGACCTCCTGAAACACCATCTAGTAATTTACTTTTTTCAATAAGGTCATTATTCTGATTTAAAAACTGAGCTCCTCTTAACAATCCTATATTTACCGCTCCAATATTTAACTGAACATTAGAAGGAAAATTGAATACCGTAAGACCCGCATCTAAATAAGCCATTATAGATATTATGTCTAAGACTTGATTTGCACCAGGTTGAGGGATTACTTCTACAGGAGTAGAGAATGATGTAAGAAGGTTAGCAGCACTAATCGACACTTTCTTCACATTTGTATTGATTCCGAAAAATGTTTGCAGTTGTTCTACTGATACATTTTTTGTCATTAACTGATTTTCTTTGTCAGTTATAATTACATAATCTTCTTTGTCAAGATTTGTAATTAAAGGATACGAAGATAGTGAACTGATTTTTGCCAATTTATTCTACTTTTTCTAGAGACTCCATAACGTCTTCTTCTTTTGGAGGATTAACCTCTCCAGTCTGAAGATTGATTTGTACTTTGTCTCCGTATTTATTAATTAATTCTTTTTCCATTGACGCAAAATCTTTTCTGAATGCATCAAGTTCTGCTATTAATTTAACTTTTTGCAATTCGCATTCTGCGATTTTTATTTTAGTGTTTTGAAAGTTTGTGTTTAGAACTTGTAAAGCTCCTAATTCTTCTGTTGTAAGTTTTTGATTTTCTGCCATTTTAAATAAATTTAATTGTTAATTATTCGTACAAAGATAGTTAATTTTTTTTTTAATCAAAGAGCATCAAACAATGCTAAATCTATAATGTCATAAGTAACAAGAATTTTAAAAGTACCATTACCTTGAGTGGGGTCTTGAGAAGCATTACGAATAACCATTTGAAAAGGAGCATTAATTTGTGGTTCTTTTGCAACTGATGTAAGCCTTTGTACTACTATGTCTACAGTTGAGTTTAATTTTTCTTCACCGACTCTAGTTATATTACGACCCTGATTTGAACCATCCCAAGTACCTACATCAAATTGGATATCCGCACCATAATCATAAGGAATACTACCTACTTCGATATAAAAGAAAACAGAATATACCGATAGAACTTTATTAGGCCCTGGTGCAGGAATTACTTCTACAGGGTTTGCATACGTTGGCACACCGATACCAGTTAGTCCTCCTACAGCCATACTAGCTGTAATAGGCTCTAATTCAAATAAACTTTGTATATTTCTAAGTTTTGTAGTTTTAGTTAACAATTGATTATCCTTATC